TTTCATGGGAACAAAGATAATACAAAAAATGATATAAAACAAAAAACCCCGAACAATTTCTTGTCGGGGTTCTTGGCTTCAGGTTGAGAATACACCTTCTTGTGAGAGACTTTACAGGAGATTATTTTTTCCTCCGATTTCCACTTCCTTTTGAGAAGTACCTCTCAGTCACGGTCAATTAGATTAACCAATCCTTAAGTCGTAATCTACTCTGTTATTATTCGTTGCTCTTCAAGGTTGCCACCCTGATTAAGTCTTGCGGACTTAGAGAACTTTCACAACAATCGTATTGGGCTTGGGACCCTTTACGGCCATGAACATCTCATGACTATGTAGTGACCTGTCAACTACGACTGGCGAACGCTTTTCCTTTTCGTTTATAAGTATTGACACTTTAAAAGTCAAAGTTTTGCGGTTGTGGATGATGAAAGTAGCGGTTCGCCGACCAAGCCATGCTATCTTTTGAACAACATGATACTTAACTACTCTCTGAAATGTCCCCATTTCGATACTTCAAGTTTGTTTCATCTCAGTTCCCTTGGTAGAGAAGTTAAGAAGGAGACAACAGCACCACCTGTACGAACTCTTACCTTTCGGTTTTAAACCCACTTTTGTAATGAATAACACAATTGTATGGTTGGATGACCATATGTCTTGTAATAATTCTACGAGTTATTCTTATTGATGTTCCCATCTCAACCAAACGACCCACATCGCTTGGTCATCAAACCAGTTTCCCTACAGTGTCACCCTCGGTACTCAAGGTCCAACGATATCTCGCTTGTCTACTCGAGCTCTCTTGCGAAAGCCGCAAACCACTTAACCAAATGGTTCACTTTATACCACTTTCGTGGTTTATTTATTGACTATAGACCGCCAATATCTTTATCAGTTACACTCAAGCTGCGGACTTTCTGCCATTTACTCGGTGGATAATATCACCGACACTTTTGTGTTTCCTGAACGGATAATATCTTAAATTCAAAGAACGTTTTCTCTTAATTGGTTTACAAAGTTAAGACATCTTTTTCAATTTGTCAAGTACTTTCGTAAACTTTTTTTTTAGTTGCGGGGGAAGGATTCGAACCTCCGACCTCAAGGTTATGAGCCTTGCGAGCTACCACTGCTACTACCCCGCGATATATTATTATTTTAAAGAACTTTCAAAGTAATGTCCCACAAAGATAAAACTATTTTTTCGAATAATCAAATGCCTGTGGGACATTTTTTTTTGAGACTCTCATCTCAAGTGTTTCACAAAGTTAAAACAAAATTCTCATTCTGTCAAATATATATTATGAAACTTTTTGGGGATGTCCGTCATTTCTGACTGAAACTATAAATATCTCCAACAGTTTCAAAAGTACTATAATTATATAGTAAAGTCAAATTTTTTTTGAAAAAAAGTTCAAATTAAGTCATATTCGACTATTATTTGTATTTATAGATATGCAAGTTAGAATCAACGATAACACTTTTAAGGTTAGAACATTAATTGACCGAAAGTCTAAAGCAATTGGGATGATGGGAAAAGAATTTGATTCTACCTTTGATGGTCTACTATTTTTGATGGGTGGTGACAAACAATCTTTTTGGATGAAAAATTGTATCATACCATTAGACATCATTATCATTAAGAATAATGTTATTGTAAATATTCACCATGATTGTCCTCCATGTCGTGGAAATGAGTGTCCAAGTTATGGTGGTAATGGAAATATTGTTTTAGAAGTCTCTGGTGGTACCTGTGAAGATTTGGGTATTGAAGCTGGTAATACGGTTGAATACTTATTTTGATTCTTCTATCTTTTCTTTAAGTTTTCTTTCAAACTCATTTGCAATCATTTTCGTAAACTTAACTGATGGTGAGTCGTCTTTTTCAGAATCGTATCTATACTGACCTTGTGGTGGTCTTTTACTTCTACCTAAATAATTTAAACCAGAAATGTTTGTAATACATTTGTGTCCACCTGAATTAGATTGAATCAAATCCCAAGCATTAACACCTATCTTATCTAACATTTCCTTCTGTTCTTCAGATATCTCTTTGAACGGTGTTTCCATCATATCTTGAATTCGGTCTAATATTTTTTCACCTCCATCCATCGTTGTGAACTTATCACCATACAACGCCATAAAATCTTTAAATGTGAATCCAATACTTTCAGGGGTTACTGCAGTTTCACTAACCCATTTGATTGTTGATAACGGAATTGTCCTTTGTTTTAATTGTTCTTCCCATTTACCTAAAACTTCTTGAGCTATTTCTCCAAGATTAACCCCTTTTAATTCTCTTCCTTTTTTGAAAGGATTACAAGACGCTTGAACCAATCCCATAGGCCAAGCCATAATTAAGAAGTCGGCTTCAGGATTGTTTCTAAATGGTGTATATCTATCATAAGAACCTGGTTTAAACATACTACCACCACCATATTGAAAAATAATACCATCACTAACTTTTGGAAAATTTTTCATTTTTTCCTTATAATCCTCAGCATTCTTTTGAAGTTCTTCAGGGTTTGCGGCATTTGTTTTTTTCATCCATTCTTTAATGTTGGTAAGAATAGACATTAATGATGGTTCGGAATCCATCACCAACATTTCTAAAAATCCTGGTTTGTTTTTAAACGCCAATAATAATTTGTTAATTACCAAACCTAACAACATCTTGTTTCTTTGAAGAGGTTTTTCCTTATCAACTCTATAGATATAATTTACAACTTCGTCAGGACTAATGTCGTGTTTAGCGTAATCTGCAGAATCCACAGTACTAATCAATAATATATCTGAAGATGGAAATAACTCTTTAGGTGATACAACTTGTGATATTGTTTCAACATTTGACCTTGAGTGTCTGAATGATGTTGATTTGGTATCTTCAGCACCTGCTTGTCTGTCGTGGTGGTCCGTATGAATTACGAACATTGGCTTACCGTGAGCAAAGTCTACTAGAACTGGCATCACGTCTCCCTGAGCATCGTTCTTTTTTACTGCAAATTCTTTGTCACCGTATTGGATTACGTGAGCACCTACTACATCAATACCATTGTCTTCAAGGTATCTCTTCATTGCGATTGCAGTCGTCACTCCATCCAAATCTTGGTGGAAGTATATTTCAGCTTTAGGGTATCTTTTTCTTAACGCCTAAATATCTCTAATACCTGATTCTTTAACTATTCTTTTCATTAATCCCAATATGCATTTATTCTAATTCCTTTAGAACCTAAGTTAACAGCAAACATAACACCCATATCACCTCTTTTGATTTTCGCTAAATCACCTTTAGGTACAAATGTCAAATCACCATCAGGTTTTGTAATTTCAATAAAATCACTAGATTTAAATTGTTTACCAATTGGGTTTGGAACTCCTCCAACTTTTACACCGCGAGCAGCAGCTACCTCCCAAACATAATCAGGAGTTAACATCCATTTATATTCTCTTGAGAAATCAGATTTTTGTGAAAAATCTTTTTTTGCAATATCAGTTAATGAACCTTTAGTTGAAACTGACATACTCTCCTCTTCTTGGATAACTCTTTTAACTATTTTAGCTAAATCCGATTCGGTTAATCTTATAATTTTTTTTGCCATTAGTATTTAAGTGTTAATAAATATTTTAATTTGTTTACTAAAAGTAACATTTCATCACGTAAATTCAATAAATCAGTATCCATAGTAGGGTTTAATTGTACTGTAAGTGAAATTAAAAATTCACAAGTACCATCAATAAAGTTTTGTAATTTCATTGACTCTAAATCTTGGAACATTATTCCGAATTCACTATCAAACGCAGGTCTCCCATATTTACCCATCATAGCTTCAACGAAATTATCTATTAAGTCTCCCATCTTATCGTAAACTTTACCATACGCCCTATGTTTGGCATCATAAGTAGTTTGCCAATGCACAAATCTAAATTGTGTTTGAATTTGTACTAATTTAATGATTATTTCTTCTTTCATATTTTATATTTTACAATGCAAATAATACGTTTTTCATCTGTCCTCCAAATATATCAGACATAAATCCTTGGATTGGGTCTTGTTGTGGTTCTCCTTGAGATTGCGTTTGTGATGATGAGTTTGTTCCTGACTCACCGTAACTTTGTCCGCTAAAATCAGATTCTGCATATCTTTTAGCATCTTCAGTTTGATTATAACTATTCATTTTATTTATGATGTCACTCTCTTTCATTTGTTTCGATAATTCTTCAGGACCAACAAAATTACCAACACCAATATAATCTAAGAAACCTAACCACCATTTAGTTTTTCTCATCAAAATTCTCATTTCACGATTACCAAATAATCTTGGTGCTCCACCTATAAAAATTTTAGACAATGGACCTTTCTTAGTTAATCCTGTGAATATTTTGTCATTTTTCAAGATATTCTGTAGTGTCTTAATATTCTCTACAGGTTTAACTGCATGTCCCATGTATTTTGCTAAATTACCAGTTGCCTTTTGGAACTTTAAACTTTTAGCACCAGCATTTTCAAGTAGTTTTAGATAATCCAATATAGTACTTCTAAATCCTTTTAAAAGTCCTCCTGGCATTAATTCAACTTTAGACGCCACTTTAGGTGCCCAAGTTTTTGCACTTTGTAAAAATTTACCAACGATACCAGGTTTTTCTGCAAGTTTTGCTAATGCGGCACTTGCCTCAACAGTTTTACCTGCCTTAGCTAAATTCATCGCGCTTTTAAGTCCTTTACTAGCTCCACCACCAATTTTAAGGGCTCCCATTACAGGTTTAGCTACCACATCACCAGCAAATGGTATTGCCGAAATTAAACTAAGTAATCCAAATAAATGGTCCCCTTGAGTAAAATATGATATGCCGTTAACAATATCTATAATACCTGTTGGGTCGGCAATTCCTAATATATCACCAACAGTATTGTACCATGAACTTTCTTTAATAACTTTTTTATTTTGTGGATAGAATACCTTACAAATTTCTAAAACGTATTGTTTCTGTTGTTTGGATAATTTGACCCAATTTTCCTCTGCAATCCTCAAGTTTTCTTGGAACTCTGTTTGTTTAACAATAAGTCCCATTTGTTTTTCTGTAATTATAATGCTGGCCATTTAAGTTTTTTAATATAAATATCCATAAAACAAAAAAAAGGGTTGTTAAACCCTTTTATTTCAAATCCAGTTCCATTTGTTTATTTCGGTCAACAAAATGTTGAACCCTTTCCTTGGCGACTTTACTATAATTCTCACTCAACTCAATTCCAATCCATCGTCTACCACTAATCTCGGCAGCACATAAACTGGTACCACTTCCTGCAAATGGGTCCATAACCACATCGTTTTTATATGTAAGAATCTTGATTGCTTTCATTGGAATATCCATTGAAAAGGTTGCTTTAGTTTGTTGTTTGGTGTCCGCAAAATATTCCCACTGACCATATACCAAAGACATAAACTCTTTCTTATCATCTTCTTGATATACCGCTTTAGTTTTTACAGTACCATCCTCTTGTTCCATATCAACCATGTCGGCCTTCCATTGAGGTTCCCCTTTAATTTTCTTGATACGGTCTTTCTTGTAAGCCAAGATAACACACTCCTTTGGGTTGTAGATGTAAGGACTTGACGGACTCATCCATGAACCCCAAGCCGTGGTCTTACTTCTGTGTGGTGAGTTTTCATCAAGGTCAACAAGACCATAGAACTTAAATCCAACCTGTTTCATTATGGTCCAAAACTCTGACATGAACAATACTCGTCCACCTCTATCCTGTACGTTTACTTCGTAAGGAATGTTTACCGCAATACGACCGTCGTCTTTCAATCGATTGTACGCTTCGGTTAACCACTGTCGGGTGAACTCCCAATAATCTTCCATACTCATACGGTCATCATGACTATCATAGTCAATCCCTACGTTGTATGGTGGAGATGTTACAACCAAATCAACACAACCCTCAGGTAATGTCTTCATCACCTCAATACAATCTCCATTTAATATTTTTCCTGTTTCTATCATTATAATTTTCCTTCTTTTTTTAATTCTTCTCTGATTTTTGTTGCAGATATCTCACCAATCTCTGTTGGTGGTATGTGTTCAATAATGTCATATCCCACACCTCTACCGAACTCAATTGAACATATATCAGGTATAATTATAACACTAATTTTTCCATCGATACACTCTTGAGAGTAAAAACTTGAAATATTATTTTTAACCTCCTCCGCAGTGAATGGGTTCTTTTCGTCAGGTTCAACGTCTCTAATACAGATAAGAACATTCTTACCTTCATTCATCGCTTGTTTGAATAGTTCTTGGTGTCCTTTGTGTAAAGGTTGCCACCTACCGACAAACATTGAAAACTGACCGTCTTTTCTATTCAATGAAGATTGGACATGTAATTTTTTATCCCACTCGGTCATCATAAATTCAATTCATTAATAATTTGAACTAAACTACCCATAGGTTCTATATCCGTAGTGTCAATGTCAATAAAGTTTTCTAATGGCTCTTCGTAGTCTTCAACATGATTTTGTTCTCTACCTCTTACTTCTAAAGTGTGAACATAAATCTCAGATACGTTATTCATTTTCTTGAACTCTTCTCTTAATTCACGATATGGTGCAACCAAACTAACGATTACATCGTACCCTTCAAAGTCCAAAAATCTTGCAATATCCTGAGCTCTTCTGATATTTTGTTCCCTACCCTCACGAGAATAGTTTTGGTTTTGAAAAATATTTCTTAGTTGGTCCCCATCAATATGAATAACATTTTTAAATGGATGATTAACATTCATATATTCTTTTAACATTTTCCCCAAAATGGTCTTTCCGTGACCAGGTTGTCCTGTAAACCAATATATCATTTTTGTAAAAGTTCAATCTTTCTTTTCAAATACCATAGAGCCTTGTTAAGGTCTTGGAGTTCTTTATCAGTACCTTTTTTACCCGCCCTTGAGATATACTTAACAGTATTCCCAAGATGGAAATCCAAATCCCATGCCTCAATCACTTTAATTGCTTCATATGGATTATCTTCACCACCATAATGTTGTGGGTGATTAACTTGTTCACTCATATTCTTCTTGTTTTAATTCTTCGTAAAAACCAATTTTTGGTTGTTGATGGATAATTTCTTTTAAGTCTTCGTTTTCTCGACGAAGTGGTCTGATAATCATTAGGTACATCATCGCAGCACCTATCCACATCCCAAATACAGTACATAGTAGTTCCATAATTTTATACTGTTTTAATTACATAATAGTCATTCGCATACTTGGATTCCTCGATAACTCCTTCTTTAATTAGATTATTTAGGATGGTCCTTGTCTCACCCTCAGAAACTCTAAGGATGTGAGATGCAATGTAGTTAATGTGAATTGGTTGTCTTAATTTAGACATCAAGGTTTTTGTTACTTTATCGTCCATAACTCTTTAATTGTTTCTAAAATTTCAGTATCCGATTTTCCTTCGGTGTGGAGTTTATAAATCTGATGACTTTCTTTATCCATAAAAAAAAGAGCATCACTGTTACCATAATACTCTTCCAATTTATTTTTTTCAAGTGCCAAGACACTTCTTTCGTAATTGATATGTCGTTTGTTGAACCCCACGACACAAATATAGGTATATTAAATCTTAGAGTCAAAGTTATTTATCTTTTTCATATTAACAATTTGAAGAATATATGACATAACTTTTCTTTTCATAATAGGAATAATAGTTTGTTCCATTGGGAAGTCCTGA